TGACGTAAGACACGGGCTGCGTCCTTGAAACGCATTGGCGGCCATGATCCGTCCGTGCTGCCATGATCTATTAGAGCGTGTGGCTCCGCATTATAGTATATATGTACTACTCCCTGCGCTGAGTCAGTGCCGTGCACTGGCGACCTGGTGCCGTGGTCGCTCGCCCCTTAGTCAGCGGTGGATGATTCAGTTGTCGAGGTGCTTGAGGCAACAATACAGCCGTGGATCAGTTCCACAACGGTATAGTTACAAAGTGAAACATTTGGTGAGCGGTTCAGCTTCCTGGTGTGGATTTACTAAGCTCGGTTAGCCGCTAGCCAAAGCATCGTGGCGGCGTTGAACCATAACTACAGGATTAGCGGCCAGAAGTCAACGGTTTGGTGGACAATCAATTGCAGCACTGGCACACAGCCTAGTCATACCAATGGATCTCAAGGGATGGCGCGACAGATCGCGTTTGATGAATATTTGTAACAGGCCAGCGGTGAGGGCCACCAACTACCGCGCACGCCCGCGCAGTACCCTAAAACCCAGTCATAGCAGCTAGTTTGTATAACTAACGCGCGGAAATTAACGCGCGAGACGACCCCCCCCACGGGGTGAACGGCCTTGCGCCTACGTATATGTATAGGCTTGAGACATTTTTGTCATTTTTTAAGGTAGTTAAGTTCCTGTTCATACGGTTTAGCGCGGTAGAACACGGCTAAATCATTGACATACGGAGGAATCCAGACATGAACTTGAGAACAAGACTGCCAATTAACGGGTTGAATGCAATTAAACAGGACAACAGTGACAAAACCTTTGATATAACTGATATAAGTCAGCATCAAACGACCATTTTCGTTTGGTCAGTGGGGGACTGTTCTAGCTCGTCAGAAGCAAAAGAGGTATCTTTTGTTGGTTGTAGCTGATCAGTACCATATTGTTCATGACAATCGAGGCACCATTGTTTAAGTGCTTTACCGGAATCAGTGAACTTAGCTACACCTAAAGTACGCCAACATTCTTTAGGGTCATTATGACCACGGGTTGAACCTTTGTAGTAACTAACAAAAAAGTTAGGACCTTCTCTTGTACGTGTATACGTAAAGGAACAGGTAGGTGTATTCAGTTCAAATTCAATTACTTTCATTAACTGTATTTAATGTACGTACATACACGGATATAGATATAGATCAACAGTATATACAGTCATTACACACCCGGTAATACAGTTATATAACATTGATAAATATCAGGTATTAAAGTTGTCTATGTAGTTGGGGGTTTTTACAGAATTTACACAACAGGTAAATTAGAAAAAGGAGAGATTTTAGGTCTCTCCAATTACAGGGAGTCCACCCTTCTCCCTGTATACGGGTCCTATCGCTCAAACCCAAGTAGGGACTGAATTATTTGTAGCACCTCTAGCTTGTTTTCTTTGGTCCATATTCATGTTAAGGACGAGGTGATCAGCGAAGCAATGTAAGTCATCATCCCAATGTTCAAGGAGGTCATTCCATTCTTCACGTTTACGGTTAATAATTTCCTGTTGAGCTGAGATTGAAAGGATGTCAGTGAAATATTTGACACCTTGAGCTAAGGCATCAATACGATCATCATGACGTACTGCACCTTTTTCTCTACACATTCTACTAAGTTGATAGAAGAGCATGTATTGGAGTCTTTTTTCTGGAGCAGTTTCTGGGTTAGAGCTATAATCCCAGTGTACGACTTTTTTGTCTACGACTAAACGGTGTTGATTAAGTACAGGTTCAAGGGTATCAATGATACGATCTTCTTTACGTACGTTAGCTCTTGTTTCTTCTATGTGAATAGCTTGTTTAGTCTGTTGTAGGTGTTTTTTAAACAGTTCAGCTACAATCCCGTCACCAAAGTTAGATTCAATAAGTAGAGTTTTTACGTTATACTTACGACAACCTTTTAGAATGTCCAATAACGTGTTGTCTGTGTATCCGTCATGGTAAGCACGCATTTCGTGCAAGTACATAAGACCATTTCGTTGGGAGAGATAAGCTGCAACTGTTTCATCCGATCCTCTACCCGACGGGTCAACCGAACATATTGTTTCTTGGTAAACATCCCATTCTCCTTGTAACTGCATTGGAGAGTAGAAATAATCTCCAGGTAATCCGATAGTGGGGAGTTCTTTGAGACAGTTTTTTGGGTCTGAGCACCAGATGATGTTGTCTGGAGCAGTAGAGGGATTAACGCTAGTAACAATAAGGTCTGCGTTTTTGAGAGGGAATTTTTCTGCGTCAGATAAGCTCGTATCGAGCATAAATTGAAGCATGAAGTTCGACCTACCCATGGCCGCTTCACGTTCGATAAGATCATCTTCTTGGAATCGGTCTGGGTCAGTAGGTTCCCAAGGTTGAGCGCCATTTTCAATATCTGCTTGTAGTTGAGGTGCAATAACACCTTCGTAATTAGTTAATTTACGAGGTACTCTTGCAGGCCAAACGAAGGGACGATAATTACGTTCAGCTAATTTTTTATAAATAGTAAATGTAGTTTGGGGAGTCCCTAAGTACATAATGCGAGAGTCATCCTTAGGAGTAAGGATAGACTCAGCCTCGGTACAGAGTTGTAGTAGTTTTTCCCTCATCATTTCAGTCATTGAGTTACCAGGAACTTCAATGTCGTCAAGGATCATTAAGTCAGCGCGGGAGCCGGTTAGTTGGCCCGTAATCCCGACAGACTTGACTGAAGGTGCTTGGTGGGGGGAACAAAGAACATCGAAGCTGATACGAGACCAGCGTGAGTCGTCTGATTTGGGCTGTAAGTAATTTAACCAAGGTGTTTCTATAATTAGTTTTTGAAGAAAGATAGACATGTTGTCTGCACGCTCTTTAGAAGCGGAGATAATCATGATCTTCTTTTCAGGATCTTTAAATAGAGTCCACAACACGAACGCACCAGTAATCCAAGATTTACCAATTCCTCGGAAGGCTTGTATCTGTAAACGTTTAGGACCGTGTTGTAAATAGTCAGCGATAGCGTATTGAGCTTTAGTAGGCTCAGGAAGATCGAGCTGTCCCCACAAAGCCTGTAGAAACAGCTTGAAATCACTTTGTAACGCCTCTAAAACGTTTGTCATAACGAATGTTCAATAATCGCTTCTCGTTGTCTAAAAACCTTTTCAAAGTCTTCTCCATTGACAATTCGTTTACGATCAGATTTAGTAAGAATCTTGTCAAATTGCAGGTCTTCAAATAGGTAATATGCAACGTACTCTTCCCAAGATTTAAAGACACCAAGTTTCCGCAGAATTTCTTCTGGCAGATCATTTTTATGTTGTCTAGAAAAATTGGTAGATGGTTTTTCAAGCATCAGATTTTCAGGAGTATTAAGATAACCTCCCTTAACAGAACCTATATGACCAACAGTGGTAACTGTTTTGCCATTACGTTTGTTGATGTAGTAACGGGTAGATTGAATGTCTTTAATACCTTTAGACACATGCTTTTTAATATCATCAAATCTTTCAGGCGCACCGAACTTATCTAAGGCTGATTTAATAGCTGCAGGATCAAATGAAAGCCCTTTACCACGACTAGATTGGGATTTATCTAAAGCAGCTTTACCATTTAGTTTAATGTCTTTAGGGGACTCAACCTGAGACAAAGACCCACGTGCTTTAGGTTTACGACGGTTACCATCGATTAAAATTGCACCAAAATTTCTAGTGCTTTCAGTTTCTTGTATATAAGAAAATAGATTTTGTTTAAGTTCGTCTTGTTGACCATCGTTAAAATCGTAAACACTTTGATCAAAAAGGTCGTCTTTAAAACGGATTGGAGACGGTTCCTGTACTAGCTCGACTTCTGTATCATTAAGTTGTTGGTAGGCAAGGTGCTGTGTAGCACCATTTTCGTCACGGAAAAAAGGAGTTTTAGTAACTAAGGCTTTATCTAAGGTGTCTGGAATTTCATCACCCTTAGGAATAACCGAACGAAAAGGTTGTGTATCTACACTCTTAAACCTACCCAGAACTTGTCTGAGTATTTGGTGTTCCATTAAATATAAAAAAACGTCCCCGAAGGGACGTAGTAAAGTTATGTACCTATGTGGATAAGTTTTTAACGACGGTTGTAGCTGCTTTTGAAGACTCCGTTCTTATGAGCCCGTTTACGAGCTGCTTCTTTCATTTCACGTAGGTTTTTAGACAAACCACGTCTGCGTGCAGCAGAGGCACGGCTTTGTGGAGTAGAAGAACTGCGACGGTTTGCAGCACGTGAACGTGATGGTGTAGACGATTTGCTGGGAGTAGAAGTTTTATTACCTGAAGATGAACGTGCACCACCTTTGTGTTGCTTGGGTTTCATAGCCTCAGCAGATGAATCCTTTCGACGTTGTGCATCAGAAGGACCTACACCGTCAAATGCTGCTTTTCTTTTGGTTGCTGCAGAAGTTGTGGATGCAGGGGGTTTAGATACAGCAGGCTTAGAAGGCGTTACTGGTTTCTTACGTGGTGCGGGTGCTCCTTCTTTTGCTTCTTTCGCCTTCCGAGCTTTTACAGCAGCACGGTGTTCTTTTAAAGTTGCGTAGCGTTTAATGTAAAGACCTTCACCAGTCTTTTTCTTTTTAGGAGTAGCCATAATTAATTAATGTGTGACGAAATAAGTGATTCTCTTAGTAGATTTTGTCCAAAGCGTTCTCTCATCCAGGAGCGCCAATGGTTGC